TGTGATCTAACAGATATTTGTTCGCATGATAATCAACACTTTGCAAGTAGTACCTTTGTAAATCTTTATTACCGTTTATACCGCTTAGCCACTGAACCAGCATATAAGGAACAAATTTCTTTTGCTGTTCAGCAGTAAGTTTATCAAAGAAATCGTATTCTTTTGCATCCAATGCTTCTAGTGTTTTGAACAGATCCAAATCTTGATTAGAAAAAGAATCTTCTTTAGCAACAGTTTTTTTAGCCATTAAAAGATTTTTCCATAATCAACTATTTCACAGTTTCTACTAATTTCTTTAACAAAGTACAAGCATCTAGGCTTTTCGCCATCGTCAATAGGTACACATAAAAATTGTCCGTTTCTAAGTCTAGGAGAGTACCAAGTTACATCTTGATAAATGTCTACGATTTCTATTGGAAGAAAGTCAGGGGCATAAGAAGTAAGTGGATTAAATTGATATGCGTTAAATCCTCTGTCGTTTACACTAGACAGGGGAAGCGTTTCCAAGTCTCCGTGTTCTGCTTCTCCTATTAGGATTTGCCAATCTACCGGCATTTTAATCTTTCTTCCTCCCACTTGCAAGACAACAGCAGGTGAATTAAATGACTCTAAAAATATCAAGGGTATAAAATGAAAGTCTGGATTGTTTGGATTAGAATTATCTAAAATTGAAAACTGTAATTCATCAATCTCTTCGGGTAAAGATTCTAAATTGTAATAAGTGTTTGTGTCTAAGTTTAATATTCTCATATTGATATTATATCTCTAATAGTCTAATTTTTCAATACTAAACGGATAAGAAGCTTCTTTGTAAAACGTTTTTCTTTGAGTAAGATGCCGCTTAGCAAACTTACAATCGCTGGTTATATCCCAAATTTCAGCATGATCTTTGTCGTTGGCTATCCTAAGACTTCTACCGATACTTTGAATTACTCGTACAAACGATTTGCCTGGTTCTAAAAGTACCAAGTTAAAAATACGAGGAATGTTAATTCCAACAGCGGCAACGCCATAGGTTGCGATGACCACACAATTATCATTTGTTCTAATTTCGTCATACTCTTCTTTCCTGTCTGTTAATTTCATTTCTCCCGAAACAAACACTGCCCCGGGCAACCTGTCTACTAATTCTTTTCCAGAACTGATTCTATCAACTAGTACTAATGTATTACCAGTGTCTTTGATTTTATCAATTAACTTGGCTATAGTATCTAGTCTGTGCTGATCAGTAGTTAAAAATTTTAATTCGCTTTGATAGTCTTTATATTCCTTTTGATCCTTTAGCTGAACAATGTTCACATGACACTTTGCAAGAACGCCTTGTTCTTGTAATTCACTAGCAGCAAGCTTACCAACTACTGGACCTAGTGACACTAGCAAAGCTAACTTGTCAAAATCTGATTTTGGAATAGTACCAGTTAAGCCCCAGCGGATAGGCACTTGTGATAACACGCCCGTTAATAGTGTTTTTAGTGCTTCAGCTTTTGCTTGGTGTACTTCGTCAACAATCACACATACCACACCTTCAATAAAGTCATTGATAGTAAAATCGGCTTCACCTGACTGTGTTAGCTTTAACAAGTTGTTTAATGATTGCCAAGTACAAATGGTATGTGTTTTGTTTAGTTCTTTTCTGTCACCAAAATAAACACCAGCATCTAATCCCAAGTTAATATAATCTTCTTCTGTTTGAACTACTAACGATTTGTTTGGTACGATTACAATTGATCTACCATACTTTTCTATGGACAATGACAATGCTGCCGTAACAATAGTTTTACCTGCACCAGTAGCGGCTTCTTGTAACGATTGGGGATTAGCTAAAAAGTTATTAACAACCGCTACTTGATAATCACGAAATAAAATTGGTTTACCTTCCATTACGTGACCTTTAGGCCAAGTTTTATGTGCAAAGGTATCTTCTTTAATTTGTTGAAAATCAAATGTAGTTCTATAAGTTCTTAAATCTTCTAGCTCAATGTCATAACCAAAGTTGTCAATAATGGGTATGATCTGTTCTAGTAAGTTAATATGCGTAGCGCCACCTAATGAAAAGTAACTTATCTTGCCGTTCCATCTACCTAATCGGACACTCGGCAAATACCTGGCACCTGGTTTCTCTACCTCAAAACGTTTCATCAAAGCTTTACGAGCATCAAGCTCTAGTCCCTGCACTTTACAGTTGACTTCATCGGTAATAATTATCTTTGCTGTTTTCATTGTACCTCAATTGGATTTGAATTTTTTATAAACACGCATTTAGCTAGTGATCCACTACCGCAAAATTTCATGTTTTCATTACCGTGATATTGTAATAACACAGGTGTGCGAATATCTTTAGTTATTTCAAAGTTGCTATCTACTGGTATACATTTTATACCATTGTTATCAAGAGTTGTAAGCATGGGAAGAAATAGTTGTTTAGTTTTACTAAAAGCATTGTGTACTCCCTTGCCCAATAATACTTGTACAACTTCTAACTCTTTTAACCAATCAACTAATTCATTTGTTTGACTAACATCTATTTCTGTTACAAACTCGGATGCAAACTTTTGAATATCGCTACTGATAATATCTTTGCTTATCTTTATACCAAGTTTAGATAAAGCAAAAAGAGTTTTAGGATCATTGTTAAGTTCTATGTTATTGATATAAGTTTCTAAAGCTTCATTAATAGCAACAACATAGTAATTATTATTTATTAAGACTAAAGTAGGTTCCCAAATTAACTCAGAATACTGTACAGTCTTATTGATAAGGTTAGTAAGTTGTTTACAATATCTTACTTCTGGAAAATATTTAGGAAGAATTGTGTATGCGATTTTTAATGCGTAAGTACTCATGAGGGATATGTATGCTTTTTTATTTTTATCCCATTGAAAGGTATTGTCCTTAAGATCATCAAACTTTTTGATAAACTTGTTATTCATTGGTACTCTGATAACAAGTTCATTATTGATCAATGTTACTCTTGCAGAAGTATATTCGTTAGAAGTTTCAACTACAGAAGCCTTCCAAGATAAGGCTAAAAGTTGATCTTTGGTTAAATTAGTTTTGGACAGTTGTGACTCGTATTTGTCAATCAACCGAGAAAAAAGTTTATCCTGACCTGTAGTAATAGTATTGGTGTCTTTAATAATTATGGTAAGCTTATTAAAAAACTTTCTATCACTGTAATGTAATCTGAGTGGCTTGGATAAAAAATAATAAAGTAAATGTTCTTTTGCTTGCATAGTACTATATTACTATACTAAGAAAAATAAAGCAAACTTAAAGGTAAAAAAAGGGAGCATCATGCTCCCTAAAAACGCAATGTATTTGCGTTATTAACCTCGCTTCATGCAAGTAGATTCAGCAAGCAGCTTCCAGTTGTTTGCGGACACTTTGATCAAATCAGCAATTTTCAGTGACATACGCAGTGAAATTTCACGCAAACGATTCTGATTAGCTTCCATAAACTCAAGAATTTCATCTGCCAATGAAGCAGAAAAATTGTAATCAGCAAACAAGCCACCATCGGCATCGCGGTGCACTTGTTTGATACGCAACATCTTGTCACGCTGAGTTTCAATCGTCAGGTCCAAGAAATGACAACGTGACTGAAGTGCATCAACGTGTGCCTGAATCTTGTTGCTACGACGGTCTTCAAAATTCAAGTTAGTAATGAAAATGATAGAGCCGTTGAAGTCAAAAGAATTAGGTACACCTTCATCGCGCAACAAACGTGAATCTTTGTTCCAAGAAATTCTACGCTTCTTACCAGAGTCCAAAGCACCTTTCAAAACGTTCAGTGCGTCAGGGTCAGTGAAAACATCGCAATCATCAAAAACTAAAACGTTTTTAGCATCTGAATATTTGTACAAAGTAGCGAACAAGCCAATACCAGATACTGCACCTTTGACGATTTCAAAGCGGGGCTTACGATTAGAGATTTTATCAAACAGTGAAGCTTTGTTCATCTGCTCAATAACACCATGAGATTTACCAACACCGGGAGGACCAGTAACGATCATTGCACGAATGTCACCTGCGATACAAGCTTGTGCCATTTGATCTAAGATTTCAAAACGGGTAGCAATACGATTCATTGCTGCTTCATCAGTTTCTTGCGGAAGAGATACTTGCAGTTCAACTACATTATTCATGGATTCACCTGAGACGTATTCAAAAGAATCAATATTATCTACTTTGATCTTGATATTGTCAATATCAATAGGGAAGTGACCTTCATTCTTTACAGTGACATAAGCACCTTTAGCACCAACTTGGTAACCCTTTACCAACTTGAAAGTAGTGTTGATAACAGGAGCATTACGATAAGTGCCGCGCTTGATACGAATTACTGACATATTGATTTCTCTCTTGTTTGTTGATTATATAACTATTATAGCAGAATTGGGTAAGAAGTCAAGCCTTTTTATTAAAAAAGTTCAACTTTTGACAGTTCATTTACCACGTCTTGGAACGACTTTGCAGCACAGCGACCAAACCACTGATCAGCTATCCACTGATGATTCACTTCATTTACCTGAGAAAACTTCACCAGAGCATCTTTTTTGACGTTAGCCACGCTTTTTGCAGCCTTCATCATGCGGAGGTTGTAAATTTTGCTCTTTATGTGTGATATCTCTTGAGTTGTGAACATCTTGCTGCTCCTTATTACTGACTATAAAGCTATTATAGCAGATTTGGGTAAGAAGTCAAGCCTTTTACTCATTAATAATACGATCTCTTGGATTGATCTGATTGGTGTAGCAATCTCCCAAGTAGTTAAATTGCTCAATATAATTGCTAGGGACTAACGTTTCCGCAGATTGCTTTAAATCCATATATACGTCAGCCTCAACGTAGTTCCAATTAAGGTTTCCTTCTTGGAAGTTATCCAAGCTAGTAACTGCTTTGTTAAATGCTCTTGCTAGATTAGTGTCAATTTTCATTATTAGCTCCTTTTCTCAATTTGTATAGCTATTATAGCAGATTTGGGTAGAATGTCAAGCC